GGCCGACACCACCGCCTCCACCGCGTTGATGATCGTCGTCACCGTCTCCCGGATGCGCGTCCACACCTGGTCAATCGTGGCGCCGATCTGCGTTTGGTTGGCGCCGATGAACGTACTCAGGCCGGCCAGCAGGTTGGAGACGAACGCCACGACCGCGTCGATAGTCTGCTGCACCCCGCCAAAATGCTCCACTACCGCCGCCGCCAGCAGCCCCACCGCAATGATCACCAAACCAATCGGCGACAACAAAAACGCCACCGCGCCGGCCGCTACACCCAGCCCCGTCGTCATGCTCCCCAGCACCATCAGCAAGGGCCCTATCGCCGCCGCCGCCAGACCGATCACCACAATCAAGTTCAACATCCTCGGATCCAGCTCGGCCAGCCTTCCCACAATGCTCGCCAGCCACTGCACCCAGCCCGTCAGCATCGTCAGAAACGGCGTGCCCACCGTCAGCAGCACAGTTTCCACCGTCGAGCGCAGCCCATCCAGCGAACCCTGGAAGCCGCTCGTCTGCGCCGCCGCCAACGCCTGGGCCTGCCCCTCCGCCGTCACCGCCGTCGCCATCGCGTTGAACGCATCCGTCCCGCCCATCAGCACCACATTCGCCGCCCGGATCGCATCCGCCCCGAACAGCGTCGCCAGCGCCGCGTTGCGCTGCTCCATCGTCATCCCGCCCAACGCCCCGCTGAACTGTCCGATGATCTGCTCCATCGGCAGCATCGTCCCGCTGGCGTCGAACACACTCACCCCCAGATCCCGCATCAGCGCCGCCGCCTCGTTCGTCGGCGCGCCCAGGCGCATCAACATCGTTTTCAGGCTCGTGCCGGCGTCCGAGCCGGAGATGCCCGCGTTGGCCATCAGCGCAATCGCCGTCGTCAGATCCTGGATCGGCACCCCCATGCTCGCCGCCACCGAGCCGCTCATCTGGATCGCCGCCGCCATGTCCGTAATCTCCGCCGAGCTCGCGTTCGCACCGCCCGCCAGCAGGTTCGCCACACGGGTCGCGTCCGTGCCCGCCAGTCCAAACGTGTTCAGCGCATTCGCTGTGATCTCCGCTGCCTGCGCGTTGCCGATCTGCGCCGCCGCGCTCAGTTGCAGCACCCCCCTCGCCGCGTCCATGCTTTCCTGCACGCTCAAGCCCGCCCGGCTCAGCTCCACCATGGCCAGCGCTGCGTCCGAGGCGCTCGTCCCTGGCAGCGTCAAATCTGCGCCCAGGGCGATGGCCGTCGAGCTGACCTGAGCCATCTCGCCAGCCGTCGCGCCGCTCACCGCCGCCATCATGTTCATGCTCTGCTCGAACTCACCCGCCGTGTGCAGCGCAGCCACGCCAATCCCCACCAACGGCAGCGTCACACCCGCCGTTAGACCGGCCCCGGCCGAGGTCATACTCTGTCCCGCCGAGCGCAGCCGCGCCGACGCCTCGTCCATCGACGAGTTGAACCCCGACACATCGCCCACCAGTTTCACCACCAGACTAGCCAGCGTCGCCATGGTCCCTCCCCATCGCCTCCAACGCGCCCGCCACCCACCACGCCGGCGCCATATCCAACACGTGCCCCGCCAGCCGCTGCCACTGGCTCGACCCCAGCAGCAGCGCCCGATCCTTCAGCCCCGTATTGCCGCCGTGGATCGTCGCCAGGTATAACCCGTTGTCCAGCGTCCCCAGAAGCGCGCCCGGCCTCCGGCCCTGGATCCAGCGCGTGTCCTCACCCGCCTCCGGACTCTCGTCATACGGCCGTTCTTCCCAGAACGCCCGTCGCCACAGCATCGTACCGCCCGTCACGTACGCGTTAGCCCGCCGGCCAGGCACATTGTCATAGCGCCACAACGGCTCTGGCCAGCCAGGCGCCCAGTAAAAGATGCTATCACAGCCGCACACCCCTGCTGCCGGCGTCTGTTGCATCGCCTCCACCTGGTGCGCCAGCCGCCACGTCGCATGGTAGTCGTCGTCTGCCCACGTCGCCAACAACTCCCCCCTGGCCATCGAGCACCCCAAGTTCAGCTTCGCCCCGATGGAGTTGTGCCCCTGCAAGTGTACATAGCGCACCCGCTCGCTCGCCGGCAGCAGATCAGCGCACGGCTCCGGCCCATCGTCCACCACGATCAGTTCGCGCGCGAACGCCGGCAGCGTCTGCTCCAGCCAGCAGCGCACCGCCAACGGGACCCACGCCCGCCGCCCACGCGTCGGCATGATACAACTCACCTGCATAGCAGATCCTTCCCGAAACCCGGTTTTGCCGAAAAAACCGGGTTTCTTCCGGCAACGTTCGCGCGCAAACATCACGCCTGCCTAAGATCCAGTCCGCCAAACGCCTGCGTCAGCGCCTCCGCCAGCGCCAACATCTCCTCTGGTGATTGGCCATCCGACCGGCTCGTCGCTGCCTCTGGCCACCACGGCAAGAAATCCCACATCGACAGCGCATCGTCATCTTCGCCCCGATGGACATTCGCCGTCAGCGCCAGAAGCTGGGCCAGCAGGAGCTCGATCCGCTCCATAGGCAACGGCTCCAGGCTCACCAGCGCCATCCACTCGCTCAGCTCCCGGCTACTGATCCTCGCCAGCAGCTCCGCGTGCGTACTTCCCAGCGCGGCCGCTAGGCGGAAGCTGAACCGCCTTGCCGGCCGCGCTTCGAGTTTTTTCTCAACTCCTCCACATCCTCCTCCGACAAGCCGCTGATCCGCTTCGCCGCCGCATACACCCGGTCCAGCGCCAGGGCCGATTTCTTCCCCAGGTCTATCACGTCGTCGTCAGTGAACAGCAGCGCGCCGTCCTCGTCTACCACGCTCAGCGCCACCAGCCGCGCCCGCGCGTTCTCCAGATCCATGTCATACGACGGCTTACCCTTGCTCGTGTCGATCAGCAAGAAATCCGCCTCGTACTGGTCCCTGGCCGTCCCCGTCAGCGAGCGCACCAGCACATCGCCACCCCACTCAGGCACAGCCACCGTTTCCGTGATCAGGTCCTGCGCAGCCAAAATCTGCGCCTTCGTCAGAATCGCCATCTACTCACCTTTCCTATATCCGTCCCACCGGTCCACCAGGCTCTACCCAGCAGATCCGTCCTGCGCCGCCGTGGCCAGCGTCTACGCCAGGCTCATCGCGCCCGTGATCTCCAGCTCGATATCCAGCTCCTGAACGTCGTCCACGTCCAGCGCCCCCTCGAACTTCGCCACGAAGGCCGTGAAGCTCCACGTCACGCTGCTGGCCGCCGGGATCACCACCTGGAAATTCCTGGGCGTCCGGTTCACCATGTCCTTCAGCAAGCCCGCCGAATAGCTCTGCGTCGCATGGCCAGGCAGCCAGTTCAGCGTCGCCTTAATTGCATCGCCTTCCAGCAGCGTCGCAATCTTCTCCACCCATGCGCTCGGGCTCGAGTGGCTCGTCACGTCCTTCGTATTCAGCTTGATCCCGACCTTGAGCTTCTTCACCTCGGCCACAGTCGCGAACGTCTCAGTGCTCGCCCCATCGCCGATCTTCAGTTGTGTCCCGAATGCCGATTTTGCTACAGGTGCAGCCATTGTTTCATCTCCTTCAAAGTTCCAAATTTCCCGTTTCACCGCATGGGGTTAACCCCTGCTACAAACTCACCACACCAAACTTCACCGCCGCATTGCTCGCCTGAAGGTAAATGCGGCCGTCCCCCTGCTGCCAGCCGGTCAGCTCCAGCGGCCCAAACACCATATAGGCCCCCGCTGCAATGCTCACCGTACTGATATCCTTCGTCCGACCATACGGGTCCGCAGCGCTCGTCACCGTGATCGTGTACGAGCTCGCGCCCGTGTTGTGCGCCACGATCAAATCCTTGCCCGCCGCCACGAACTCATTCAGGTTCGACGTGTCCGCAGCCGTCATCGTCAGCGCCGTGCCCGTATAATTCGTCGATCCCGGCGCCGTTGTCTTCGTCAATACCGTCCTTGGCATACCTACCTCCTAGACCGGGTTGCCGTACCGGTCATACACTTGAATGATGGTAACAGGCACAGGCGGCGCCGGCGGCGCGTGCATCGCCAGATAGTGAGCCACCATCGCCTCCTCACCGTCCAGCGTATCGAACGGGCACAGTTCACACCGATAGTGAGGAAGCCCGTTCCACGCCCCCACCACGTACAGGATCTGGCCCTCCGGCCCCTCGACGATCTCCGCCGGGTCGCCGTCGTCCAATCCCTCCAACACATCCGTCTTTTTCTTACCCATACATCACTCTCCATGCCAAACAAAGAAATCCATCAGCACGCTATACGCCGTTGCCTCGGCGTCCAGCGCCACATCATCCGCATCCAGTTCATTCTCGAACAGGATCGCATCGATCCGCACGCCCCCCACCGTGCCCTGATACCCATCCAGCGCGCCGCGCACCGCGTCAGCCAGGCCCCGCGCCTCCGAAAAGCTGTTCGCCACACAGCGAAACTGAAAGCGAGGACGCGCCAGGCCAGACGGCCCGTCATGGCTGTGCTCACGCACACTGCTGATCCGCTGATAGATCACCAGCGGCTTAGGCGCAGTCTGCCTTGCATACAGAGGATAGATCCGCTGACCGCAGATCGCCGTCACGGCCGTGCTGACCGCCAGGATACTCACCAGGCTCTCGTCGATGCTCGCCATCAGATCACACTCTCTATGGCCACGCGCCACCCACGGCCCATCACATCCGTCGCCGCGTCGCCCTGGTTGTCCATCGCCGGTCGCAGAAACGGCTCCGCCCCCACGCCCGACACATACCGCGCCACAACAACGCCATCGCCGCCCTGCCACACCATAATCCGCCGCCGCCGCGGCCCATGCCCGGCCGTGCCCGTCTCAAAAAACCGATAATACCAATGCGCCCTGTCCGGCCCCACGCTCACCTCGACCAGCGATGCCGTCTTGCGCGTCGTCCTCATCTCCACGTGCGGCCCTGGCGCCCCGCCCCTGGCCACATCGCGCACCAGCATCGCCCCCGCCTGCACCGCCGGCTCCAGCACATCCTGCACCCGGATCCCCATCAATCGCAGCTTTGCCGCCAGCTCCGGCCCACCCTCCAACACAACCCGGATATCGTTCGCCATCGCCTACGCCCCCTCCACCACGTCGACGCACATCAGCTCACACTGCGTCCGTCGCTCATCGTAGGTGATCGTCTTGATGTCCCAGGATGCGCCGCCGCCCGCCTCCTCGACGCGCCACGACGGCCGCACATCCGCGCGGTATCGGATCCGCAGCCGGGTCTGGTCCTCAGCCTGCACCTGCCGCGCCTGCAAAAACTCGCGCCCGTACATCGGCTCGATGGACCCCCACACCGTGGCCACCG